AACTCACTTATGCTATCGGCCCACGGTTTGCGCGCTTCAATTTTTACATTCATTTCCTACGGGTGCTCTTCACCGGTGATGAGCTTGTAAGCCTCTTTATATATGTTAAATGGACCGCGCACGTCAAGCCAACTATGTATTTCTTCCAGACTTAGCTCGTTCCAACGGCGGTGGACGGGCTCGATATTGTCCCACGCTTCCTCTAAAGGCGCTTTTTCTATATTTTTGTTACTTACCTGGTTATTATCCCATGTGTAATACAACCGCCCCTCTTCAAGCTCAGGTTTAATAGGTTCGTATTTGCCTTTTGCTATATTCCAAAATACGCCGTCAGCCAATACCGTGATAGAATCGTCAAAATGCAATACTATTACCTCATACGGCCCGCCTTTTCCTGTCGGAAAATTAACGTATACCATGTCGTCTGTTTTCATTTCGTCGCCTCCTAAAATAATTAGCAGAGTACAACGCCCCCTGCCATGGCAAACCCACCGGGACATTAAAATAGTATGTCGCTCTGAAAGTCCTCTGGCCCGTCGTTTTGCGGCGGCTTCGCTTCCTGCGATTTTGAGCCGTCATACTTCTCAAACTTATCATCCCACTTGATGAACGGACTGCCGTCGTCTTTTTTGCTGTGAAAAGTTTGTTCTGCACCGCAACTACGGCATTTCATTCCATAGTATTCATACCCTTTAGGGGTCTTGTACATAGGAGCTACATCTTCGCTACCGCACAGACTACACTTTCTCGGAACGTCATTCAAAAATCCGGCTTTCGCCCACACCTCTTTGAAGTCTTTTCCCTCAATCTCGATCATTCCGTTTCCGATCTTCACTTTGTAATTCCAAGCCATTACTTAGCCTCCTTCAGACTATTAGATTCTAACTTCTCCTCATCGATATCTATACCGACTTCCATACACCAGTTTATCACACTATCAATACATTGTGAAGCCTTTTTCTTTGAAAAGGTCGTCCACGATTGTATTTCCGCATAGTCGCCTATCTTCTTGAACTCTGCACCTCCTAATTCGATTTTAATCCAGTTCTTAACCTCGCTAAAAGTCTCAGGAGCCCGGCCCATGAGGTTCCAATACGAGCATTGGCCGGACTGATGCACCTTGTGTACGAGCGCGTGAAACAAACGGTTCATCCGGGCTGTGTATGAATTGCTATCACTGATTGTAATTTCAAGTTCCCGCCCGTCGTATCCCTGCATTTTGTTTACGAAGTGCTGTGCGTACTCGTCTTTACTCGGGTCTATCTTTATAAACCCGCCCCGGAGGACAGACGGCTCCTCTTCTCTACGCTTGACTATGTAGCCCTTGATTTTAATGTCGTCCATCAAAACAGCTCCATCGGTTTGTTGATTATGCCCCACCGTATCGCATCATCTTCTGAGACGTATAGGCTCGTTGTGGGTTCGGATTGCAACCGCTCGATAAGCTCGGCCTTCGGCAGGCCGTACTCGACGTGGTACTTCTCAGCGGCCTCTTCCAATACTCCCGCGTCCTGTAGCTCTTCTGCGTCAATACTGATTTTCATGTTTCCTCCTTTTCATGTAACGTCATTTCCTCGACAAGTTCCTCTAAATTATCAACATCATTTCTTAAGACATTAAGCAGCTCTGATGCTTCTGCTCTGTTAAACATCCCTAAATTAACAGTTGTTGCCCCATCGGCATAAATGATATTAACAATACGTTCATTCAATTTCATGCTATCTATCATATTTTTTTACCTCCACATGTTTTATTCTCGTTTATACCGCCGTGTTTTTTTATTATTGATTCCACAAGATCAATAGGAACGTATGCATATACGTTGTCAGTCGGCGGGGAAAAATCACCGTCAATATACTGCATGAGCTCTTCCTGTGCCTCACTTGGAAAACCGAGTTCTACTTCGTCATATATATTCACGTGCTCTCTCGGGGTGCAATAATGGAATATTGTCCCGCCTTGCACAGATACGCTAAATCCATCATTACAGACAATTGTGTTTCTCAATTCATACTCTCCTCGACCCTCAAAAGTTCTTTCTAGGTATTCTTTAACCGTCATATCTCTTTACCTCCATTATGCTCTTCTCTGTATTGATTGCAAACTGCTTTCGCATCGCAATATTCTTCGCACCTTTTTGGTATGCTCGGCCGGTACTCTACATAGCCTCCAGAGACGTGTGAGGCATGCTGTGTGGCATCTTCTTCGCTTAGGTGAAGCTTTACCGCTCTTTTCTTCCCGCGTGCCATAGTGGCCCATTTCGGCGGGTCCTGCCATTTCTCCTCAGCCGTGCAGTAAGGCAGGTCCTCGTCAAAAAGATTTGCCGTGTCCTCAAATAGGTCTATACGGTCTGCTATCCAGTCGTCTATATCGGGTACAACCTCAATCGCTATAGAGACAAGCGGTATCTTAGGGTAATCTTCTTTGACTTGATTCTTCTTCCAGTCTTTCAAGATTGCCGAGACTTCCATCCCCTTCGGCTTGTATCCGTTTTGCTCAAACAGCCGCCTATACGCGTTAAGTTGATATTTGTATTTCTCCATTGCCGGATCAAAGATAATGCTATACACGCTCGTGACTTTCCAATCACGTATAATATCTTCGGCTGTGTAAAGGTCGGATGAACCCTGCAGGCGGAAGCCGTGAAAGTCACCTACAAGCTTAACCTCTGCTTGACCACCGGCGTCTTGTTTTTCGAGCTTTTCGTGTACGGCAGTCCCGAACAAAGACCAAAGCCTGTCAATTGCATCAACCTCTATTACGTCATAGTACCGTCTGACAAGATGTATTTTGCGCGGCGGGTCTGTAAGCATAGACGGTGAGTAATAATCCCTACGTTGCTCGCTGTTTCTTACCGCCATTACATATTCCGGCGGCGCGCTGTGTTTGTTTGTGATTATCATCTGTCCCTCCAATACTGATATGATTTCATATGCCCATTCTTACGGAAAATCTCCGCATTGTAAAGGGCCGAATTACTGCCCTTCTCATGTCGATACACGCGGGTTAATAAGTCTTGCTCATCGGTAAACGGTAGGTCGAGTACGCGCCCGTCAACCGACACCTCGTCGATGTGCACGTGGATAACATCGTCATCCAACACTACATTATACTGTACTTTCATTCCGTCAAAAAAAGCTGCTTTTCTCATCACTCCTCCTCCTCATCTACGCTCTTTAGGTCGCATCGACACTCCACTGATATGTCAATCAATAGACGCTCAATATCCTTGCGGTTTCTTTCGTTCATCGTCACCGCACCCCGCGCATTCTCACGGCGTAGCATGTGCTCTACCGCCTCTAAGATGAGTACTATCTCACCACTCATACATCCATCCTCCCTGTCCCTTGCGGCCATCCGTCGCCGTGCCGCTTGCGTTCAAAGATAGCGTCGATGATGCTTGTAATCGTGCTGTCGGTGAGGAAGTCGCTAATCTCTTGCAAGCTCCCGTTTGCCTCAACGCGTAGCTCGTCAATCTCATCGCCGAAATCCTCAAATGTCACGTCCCACGCAACCCCGCCGTAATGAACCGTCATCTCTCTTCTCATTTCCTTCTCCTCTCGTTAATAATCGTTAAGTCATATTCTGAAAATAACCAGCGTTTAAGCCAGCTACTCCACGAACCAATTTCATAACGCCGTACATACTGTAGTATAGTGCGCGGCTTGAGACCTGTCAACTCCGCGACGTCGTTAGTTGTATACATCGTCTTCCTCTTTTTCTTGTATCGCCTCTTTGATTTTATCCACAACCCATGTAAAACCCTCTGAATCTCCTCCATTTTCTAACCAAGTCTCTGCTATTAAATCTATCAATTCTTTATCACTCATGTAGCCCCTCCTTTGCCGGAGCCGGAGCTCCGGCGGTATAATGAAAACCGTGGAGAGGGAGCCGAACCCCTTATTATTCATTGCCCTTCAGACTTGCGGCCACGGTAGTGTTTAAGCTATACCATCCTCGATAAGCATATCAATTCTATCTGCCGCGTGTTGTCTCGATTCATGCAGATCGTTTTTGTAATGGTTTACTGTTATTGTCCACCAATAGGAGAATCCACGACCGGAATATACTCTTTTTTTGGATATGATATATCCTCTGTATCTGTACTTGCCGTTTTCGATTTTTTCAAACTTTGTCATTTCGTTCTCCTTTTCCCTTTATCTTGATTTCATTATACCACACTCACACACGCTGTCAACACTTTTCTACAAAAAAAGTAGAAAAAAGTGCGAAAAAAGGATAAAATTACCTACATTTGGCAATAAGTGTAGTGAGTTTTGTCCGTGCGGGTTTGCTTTTTGGGCTGTAAGTATACTATGAGTGGAGTTTTAGCGGGTAAAGTAAACTATAGAAGGCATCGCGGCCCGGCAGTGGGCCCATGCCTCTACACTCGTGGTCCTGCCTTCGTGCAGCTGTCGACAGATCCCGCGCTGTCGTACCGCCCCGGCCTACGATCCGGCTCGCCGTTTGAGCTTCCTTTGAGAGGCTTGCAAGGGTTACGCTCCGTGCGTCCACGGCCGTTTGGAGCATCGGGGATGTGCGCCCCGGTCTCACACATGCCCTTTCGGCCCTATGTGATCGACTGCTAACAATGCCCCGTTTGCGCAAATTATCATTTTTAGATGGTTTTCGCAAACAAAACCATATTCCCGGCGCCAGGAAAATGGTTATAACTTATCATTTTTGACTACTTGTTGCTACAGATAATGCTTAACCTCATCGACTCTCTTATACCCCTTCCGCATGTCGAGAGTGAGCGAGTAGTACATCTTAGGCTGCGGAGCGTATGGTTTCTTTGCCGCATAGTTGCGACCATTGCGTCCGAGAAATGAGCCCGGCATCCACAGCCACCGCACACGGTCCCGCACTGCTACATTCGAGGTATCGAAGTACACCGACCCGACCGGCAACACCCCGACGTTATGATCGTGCCCCTTGCAGAATATATCCACGTTCTCAATCCACGGCATCCAATTGTTGCTCATATAGTTAGCACCGGCCCCCGCGCTCTTGTGTGCGCTCGCGCTGTGATTAGAGTAGACCGTATATGCAGTACCGCCGTTTTGCGGATCTCTTCGGCTTATAACAAAATATATTTCGTACCCGAAGTAGTGAGAATCGAGGTCATCGGCAAGCTCCTCAACTATATCATATTGAGACTCTTTCTTTGTTCGACCCTCATGGTTTCCTTCAGCCAGTCCGACGCACTGATCGGCTATAGGTGCAAAATGCTTGAGTAAATAACGTTTCTGCTGGTTAGGAGTCATGTCCTGCTCTGCCACGGCGTTACCGGGTGCGGACTTTGTGCCGTTGTCTATCCCGTCTCCGTTGTAAAACCAGAGCGCCCCGGTATCCTCTATGTATTTAACTAACTTTTCAAACTGATTTCGGTAGAAAGTCCCCGCTCCCACATGCACGTCCTGGACTGATACAAGCGGTACCCGGTCTCGTGTCGTGGTTACCTTAGCTACATCGTAGCCGGTAGGCCCTCCATCGCGAACCTCTATAGCATAATCTACCATTACCACCCCTCTTGAATAGTAACATAAGCACTGTTAATCTACAAGTAAACTGTTATATCAGTGCCTGCAAATCGACAGTTACTCGACTTACTGGAGCGCAGATGCAAGAAGCGCCCCGGCAGAAATAACACCCGCCCCGATTATCCCAAGCGTCAAAAGCTTATTCTTTCTCTCTGTTTTGATGTAGGAACTTTGTAAGTTTTTCAGTTGCGCCTCTAATTTCAGTAACGCCTTCTTTTGCTCGTGCAAGTCCGATTCCAACTCTTTCGTTTTTTTCCCTAGCACTGTCAAGTCCTTCTGTAATGCTTTTTGATTTTCGGATGCTTGAGTCATTCCACTTTCTACTTTCTCTAATCCGCTGCCCAACTCCGTCAAAATCTGCGTCAGCTCCTCGGCCTCCTCCGCGGTTAGTGAGTAGGTAGGTAACAAAACCAACAGAAGCAATAGCAATGCCAATAAAAATATTCTTAACACCTTTCCACACATTTAACCTCCAAAAATAAAGCCCGGCGGTCCCCTCCAGTGCTGCAGCTCCAAAGCGCACGTGCGCCTCGGCCTGGACTCTTGTCTCTTAGGTGCCATACCGGGCAACAAGCCCGTCTTTCCGGGCCGTCATCGGTTTGGCAGGATCGATCTACTGCCGCCGCTTATCCACCGAAAGGATAATTATATTATATCACTTATTAACTTTTGTTTCAAGCGTGCCAACGCCTAAACTTGCAACTCCCGCCCAGACAAGGGTCTGCACGCTCGCCGGATCCCCTCGATCTAACACAATTAGCACCACCGCCGCAATCACAACCAGCGTACCTATTATACGCTTGCTTGATAAATTACCCGTCTTGTCGCTTAATATTTCTCTTAGCATCATAGCCTCCTAAATATCCGTTTGCTCTCTACTCGCCCGTCCCGAACGGCCTTGCTAACGCCATAGGGATCATACGCAACATTACCGTTGCCATCACCGACGACAAAATGACTGCCGTGTGGTGAGGTAAATCTCAATATTTCTACCTCGTTATGCATCGCCCTTCGCACAGGGATCTCGTGCCGGTCTGTATATCTTACATCCATTTTAAGGTGCCCAAATATCGCATTAGGATTTAGTATCGTGCACTCTTGATCCATCCACCCCGCCTTGTTAAACACATGATAAAGGTCGTTTATAAGCTCGGCGGAAAACGGGAAGTTTGTATATTTATTCACTAGGAAAAGGATGCTCATATAGTAGCACCCGTACTCCTGTATTTCTTGCCTCAGCCGTGGGTCCCGCTGTAGTATCATGAGCCACCTACCAAATAAAACACCACCTGCAAGCCGATAGATATCGTCACCCCCGACAGCAACACCCACAGCCTGTTGTCAAGAGCCTTGATACGCTCGTAATTATCTGAGGTTTTATCGCGCAACCCATTAGTGACGACTGAGTGTATCTCGTTAAGCTTGTTGTTATTATTGCGCACCTCGCTTTCCATGCTGTCAAGTCTCGGCTTGCATACTCTGTCGTACTGATCGTCGCTCATTAGTGATCTCCTCCTCTTATCCGTTCTTCCATTTCTGTTATCCTATCTTCTTTATCACCACATGGCTATAGGTTTCATGATCGATGGTTAAGTGATCTCCTGTTTCAACGCCAAATCCATCGGTATTCTGAGTTCTGGATGCTTCGTGTTGTAGTTCAAAAACCTTTTCCGACGAACTGGAAATACGACCAAACAAGTTTGTTCGATCAACAACAACATCCGTGTCGTCCACATACGAACTTTCTCCCCAAATGTCCGAAGTTCCGTCAGTAATATTTCGCCATCGTATTCTGTGTTCTTGCACCCTATATGCAGGAGCACTTGCATATATCTCATAACTTCCCGCTGGTAGCGTAATCTGATTCGACGATAGCACACCACCAGGTATGTTGTTATAAACCTCAGTGTTGAGGTCTCGCGTACGCCACGCACCTGAGGTAAAAGTACCACCATTTGTCCCACTCGACTTTTGATCCTCGAGAATCATTATCGGCGGCGAAGACCACGCAACACTCTGCCACCCGGAGCCATCGCAAACTATAGTCACCCATTGACCTTTGTCAATTAAAAGAAACGTAGTAAGTTCATCAATAGTCTCACTTCCTTCCCCGTCAATAGTAACCTTCCCGGTCCCGCTGTCAACTTTCTTAATTGTAATTACTCGATTAGTATTATCAGATGCGGTAGGTAGTGTCATCGTCCTATCAGTATCTGCGGTAGTAACATTAAGATACCGTATCCCATCCGAGTCGGTTATAGTGTAGTCTGCCGATTTTGCCGCAACAAGATTGAGCAAGCTTAGTGTCGCCGAGTAGCTACTCCCGCCCGACTCTACCTCTACCTGATCGCTGCCTTTAAGCGCGGTAATCGCCGTAATATCTGATATTAGTTTGTTAGCCATTTATTCCTCCACTATCTCATAGAATGATCTTGTGTCGCCGGTCGTAGTAACACGCGTGCTGTCGTCTGTCGTAATACGCTCACCGACTGTAATTGAGCTGCCGCGGTCAACAGAGGAGTCACGCAACACCCTTAAGCCCAAAGTAACCTCGAAGCTGTTGAGGTCTATATCTACCGACTCCACGCGACACAGCGACAAGCCGAGCCATGCAGTGCTGCGCCGGTTAATATCCGCAATTACTAAGTCCTCGATATTTAGCCCAATAGTTTGCGTTTTTGTCGTAAGCTCAATAATCGGCTTTAGCTCTTTCGACAGCTCCATCACCCGCTGTGCAAAAGTATCAGCATCGGCGGAGCTTGTAAGCAACGTTTCGAAAGTCTTCGGCCGTTTGTACTTAAACCGTTTGTTGACCGTCTCCTCTAAGTCATCATATACGTACGTCTTGCCGCCGCTGTACTCTACCACCACCCGGCTTAAAAACTCATCGCTATTGTAAGACAAAGATATATTGCCGAGTATCTCATCCTCATCTATAATCCGTGTGTATGATTTCTCATCGTCAAAAACCCTCGCCGTATAGCGCCCGTCGCCTGTCACGTCAAACTGCATCTGTATTGAGGCGGTAATCTCTTCTATTGCCTCAAGGACCGTCGACTCCTTATCGATGTATAGTCCTATGTCCTTGTCGTCTCCTGCTAAATTATCCCAAGTCGTAACATCAAAATTAGCGTTGACATACGCCGTCCCCGAGTACGTCTCTATAAGGTCGCGTATTACATCGAGGCCTGCAGAAATGAGATTGCCGTCCTCATCCTCGACGCCCGAGAAGTCAACTGTAACCTTCTTAAAATCAAGCTCAACGTCCGCGAGCTTATCTATTCGTAAAGTCGCATCGGTTAAGCTATCCTCGCCGGTGTTCCAATACAAATCATCGGTATTAACCGAGCCGCTCAAAGACTCACCGTTGTATCTTACGTCCGTTATCGCGCCGATCTCGTCGTGATTTGTCATGTCGCAAAGCTTAAAGGTAAAGTTCCCGGCGGTGTCTTTTGCGTAGCTTCCCTCATTCACGCACACCGGCGTTACGTTTTTCACATACCCGTAGGCAAGCGCTATCGGTTTGTTTTCCTTCCGGTCGTCTATATTTGCGTAGTCGTCTGTGCTGTAAGTGTTAGGCGGTATCGGCGTCTCGAGCTTACGGCGCGGGTCGCTTGCGTTTATCTCAATGTCACTCTCGCTTATCACAAAGTCGTCTATATAGCCGGTCCACACCTGCGTTAGGTCTGAGTAGTTATCCTCAGTGTCGCCAAAAAATAGACGTATCTCTTGTCCGAACACATCATAGCTTGAAAAGTCGTCATACTCACCGTGCGTGTTATCAAGTACAACCGTCGCCGAGTCGTAAGATATTTTGCCAAAAAAGAGCGGGTCAATAGACCTCTTGATATTAGGTAAGCTCTTTAGTGTGCCGTCGTATTGTGAGTCTCCCTCCTCGTTAATCCAGTGACGCTGCGCAACGTACGCAGAGACACCAATAGTTATATTGTATATACCCGGCGGGTCGTAATTCGGTAGACGGATATATAAATAGTCATCTCCCTCATCCCAATAAAAACCCGGCTCGGCATGTAGTGCGGTGATAGAAGAGAATGATGTCAAGCGCGTACTTGCGCCGTCTTTGGTGATATACATTGTTCCAACCGAACCGACATCGAGAGTCTCTGCCCCCTCTACCCACGCGCTTGCAAGGTCTGAGTACTCGCCGGTGAAGTCTGTGTAAAATATACCGGGTGAGTAGTTAACCCACGTGCCGGTATCATAGCGAGTCCAATCCTGCCCGGCATCAAACTCGCATAATGCTAGTTTAGCCATCTTTCCTCACAAGTTTTTTCACGCTGACATAATCGGGTTTAGGTATTTTCTTTTTAATTATGTTTGCTTTGCCACCAAAAGGAAACTCATCATTCTCAAGTCCTATAGTAACGGGCTCGGGGTAATAATCCGGCTCTTTATTCTCATCCTCCCATATAGGGGTTTTTATATTCTCAACATCATACTCTTCTACTATTATTTCAATCACGTCTTTTTTTGTCTCTCTTGCGCGTCTTTTTATTTCGTCGCGCTGTTCGGCAAGCGGATTTATCACAATCATTTCGAGCTCTTCAGGTCTCTCACCTTCCCTTCCTGTCTTAGGGTCAAAGTCGGGAAACGGATTGTCGATTATATCCTCCGGCGAGCCGTTGCCAAAAGACGGATGATCGGGTGCTTGCCATACACTGACTATTTTCCCTGTTGCTTTTTCGCGCAAAATAAAAACCCAATATATTTCACCCGATGAAGTTATATACCGCTGTTGTACATATCCTGTTTCGCCAACTGTGGAATTTATATATACATTTGTTATATAACTAGTGTTGTCCACTGAATGGGCAATCCCAAAATTAATCTCATTATCACCAGTATTTGTTTTTACTTGAGGATAAAAACCGTATTCTCCACCCGGGAGAGTTTTGTCTGTAACAACATTTCCAAACTGACTTACACTTCCGGTGCTTGTTTTTAGGTTGCCTTGATCAACAATAGCCGTGCCGAGAAAATTACTGTCGCCGGAGAAAGTAATAGACCCACTTACGGTATTGTCACCCGAAAAGGTATTGTCACCCGAAAAGGTATTGTCACCCGAAAAGGTATTGTCACCGTCAAAAACGTTCTGCTCATTGTCGTATTTATTTCCGTAATCCTGTCGGTACTTAACCTTTTTTGTGTAATCCCCGCTACCATCTTTAAAACACAACAGCACATACCGATTATCCGCATCTTCATCTACACCGTCTCCGTACCACCCGTACTTCGCCTCACTCCAATCAGGCGCAGAGTCGGTCCACTTAGCGGAGAAAGAGGATCCATCGGCGGCAGGGTCAAGTATGAGATAAGCTTGTGTCAAGGTGGAGATAGTACCCCAATCTGAATTACTCTCCTCGCTTGTAACAGAGTAAAGAGTACCTGCAATCTCTACCACCGAACCGGCCTGTATCTTCGGCTCGCTCGTGTTATCCATGTTTGAAAATGAGAGCGCTATATATCCGAGCCTCTGTTTCTCAAGCTGTGTGTCTCTTACACTTACATCACTATTAGCCATTAATTTACCTCTTCTATATCCATATTGAGTGTATAAATCCCAAACCCGCCGACATACGAGTGGTTAAACTCATTGCTTACCACGCAGTACAGCGGCTCCTCGTTTGACAGCTCGTCAAAGTCGCAAAAAACCGGCTGTATATCTGAGTAAGGGAACATCGTGTTAAACGAGTTATACTCGGCGGTAGTCACCTTGTTGAACTGCAAACTTATCGCTCGATACCGCACGCCCTCGTCAAAGTAGGCTTGTCGCCCGCGTGAGAAAGAGCGGTTGCTTGTCGTGTATCGCGGGAGCTGTAAGTCTATCCCAACCTGCGGCGCGTCAAAGTACTCACCTATCGACACACGGCCTATCTCGATGTAGCCGTCGCTTATATCATCGTCATCTATCACAAGTCGCGCGTAGCGATAAGTCACCGAGGAAAATGTATGAAATATAGTGCTGTCTGCGGCGCTTATGTTTGTGCTCCCGGCAGGTACGCCCCAAGAGTCTGAGCTATTATATTCGAGCTTGAACGTCGTCTCTGAGGTAGTAATATTATGATTTGCAATAGCGATAGTATTAAAGTCCACCGCCGAGCCAAAGTCAAAAACTATATTGATTGAGGTGGTGCCGTCCGCACTCCTGTACACCCTCGATGCTCTCGTGTCTTGTAGGTTAATCTCGGTAAACCCCGTCTGCGCAGAGGAAGCTGTTAAAGTCGCGCTATCTGATTTGTGATTGTAAAGGAACTTCACACTATTGCCTCCCTCGGTATGAGCTGCCTTTTGCTCCGCATTCTACGGTTAAGCCATTTGCCTACTTTCTCTCCGTCAAGGTACACATCGCCCCCGGCGCCGCCTCCCTCTGACTGTCCTGTCATCGGCGTTACTTTCTCAGGGCCGCTTTCGCCTATCCGATATGTTTTGCCGGTGCTTTGCCCCGTCCCGACAACCTCTTCTTGAATAATTCCGCCTGATCGCATATTTTTGGCGGCGGCTCTCACCGCGCCACTTGCTGTATATGCTGCGGCTGCTCCCGCTATTGCGGAGGCAGATTTTCCCCACATCAGAGCGATGCCGTATGCAACCGCCATCATTGTCAGATATTGTCCTATAGATTTGAGCATATCCGCGAACATAAACACAACAGACTTTCCAAATGCCTTCATCACATCTTCGCCATTTACGGCGGCCTCTCCCATAGCGGCGAATGACGATGCGAAGCCATTTTTTAAGTCATTAGCAACAGCATCTGTTAATTGATCGGTTGCGTTTTTAACATTCTCTGTGAGCTGCTCTTGTCTTATAAGATTTTCTATATACTCTTGTGATCCATTGAGGCGGATAAGATATAGGTCGTTTTCCATATCGATCTGATCTTGAGTCAGCTCTTTTTCTTTCATCAAGTTTTCTATCTTAGCGTCGAAATACTCATTTATAAGCTGCACTTCCTCGCCGGTCTTGACATACTCTTTACGGGCTGCGGCGAGGGCATCGGCCCTCTCGAACTCAAGGCGCATACGCTCGCGTTCTTTATCACTTGATGCATTAAGCAACTCAAGCTCCCGCCCGTATTCCTTGCGAATTTCTTCGCGCTTTTCTGCTGCGGTCTTGTTCATCTCCTGGGCAATCGATCTTTGCTTTTCCATCTCCTGGGCTATCTTTTCTTCCTCTTTTGCCCTCTGCTTTGCTAACTCCTTAGCGTTCTCGGCCATTGAATTATATTTGTCTATTATTTTATTGCGCGCTTCCGCCCGTCCTTGCTCTTCTTGTGCTGCTCTAATTTGTTCTTCTATCGCGGGGATAACATTATTTCTTATTTGTTCGGCTTGTCTGATCGCTCCATCTGTGCCGCGCTTATAGAATGTCTCCATCCTCGCACGCGCAGATTCAAGGGTTTTCTCAAGTGCCTCTAATCCAAGCGCCGCTATAGCGTCTTTATCCGCGACCCCGGTAAACGTATTAGTGACCTCATTAAGGTCGTTCATCGCGCTTACAGCGTTAGTAGCATTTTCTACCAGGGTCTTTAGCGCAGAGGTGAAAGGTTGCATGCCCTTAGAAAGAGACTCGCCTATTTCCTCTTGCAAATCGCCGAACGAATTAGAGAGCTGTTTAATTTCACCGTATGCAGAGCCCGCCTCGCTCTCTGCTACCTTGAATCCATCGGCCATCGCCTTCTGCACGATAGCCATTTTTTCACCTTCGTCCTCGGTAGTTCTGAGCGCGGGTATATATCTTTGCAGAGTCTGAAAGTTGCCTTGCATCGCGTTTGCAACACCCTTAATAGCCTGTTGCGTGCCGATGCCAAAAGCCTTAGACAGTCCTATTGCGCCTTTAGTCGCCTCCTCCATCTTATCTGAGGATATGCCCATAGACTGAGCCTGTTGCATAAGAGCAAGCGTTGACTCATCGCCTACCGTTGTTACACTTTGTATCTCACTTGCTAAAGCCTTGTAGCGGGGCAGTAGCTCCTCTGCGTTTTCGCCCGTCGCTTCGATAGCTCCCGCAAGTGTGCGCTCGGCGGTTACCTGCTGTCCGTAAGCCTCGACAGATGCTCTCATTGCTTTAGTGAGCGCTCCGACAGAGACGGCGGCTGCGGCAAAGCCAAGCCCCCTTACGAGTAGCTTTTTCATTGAGGCCATAGACTTAGTCGTTTTTTGAGTCTGCTGTTCTATACCGCGCAAACTTTTATGAGCGCGTTTAGAGTCTGCTTTGATTACTATCTTTAGCTCTTCAGCTACCATTTTTCTCCACCATCCTATAGAAGGCTTCTATGACTTCTATAACTTGTGCGGGCTGATCATCCCAACCGCCCTCACGCGGGAAACCAAACCTATTATACCTGTTCCATATTTTTACCGCTGAAAAATAATACTCGTTAAGGTAGTCGGGTATCTTTGCCCGCTCGACTGTTACCCCGTTAATGTAACTCTCTCGCCCTACATCCGCTTTAGTCGGCTTGTATGAAAGCCACGTCTCAGCGTTCTTGTCCGTGTGCAGGGCGAAGCCTATGCTAAAAAATCACCGTCCACCCCCGGAGAAGCGTTAACGAGGTGCATCTCTACTTCGCGCACAAGTGCTCCCGGCACGCCCTCTACAGAGTACAAGTCATTCGCCGTTTTGATCTCTTTCTCTTTGCCGTCGATATTAAGTGTTAGATTTTCGATCCGCTTAATAATCGTTTTAGATAACCCCGCCGAATCCTGCACAAACTCAATCTCCCCCTCACCGTCCTTGCCTACCTTAATCGGCTTGGTGTAGAGAAACCGTTCCTTCTCCGTCACGGTCGGGTATCTGTATATTACCTTAATCTGTTCGGACTCGTTTTCGTCCCGGTTGCCGTTCCACTCAGGTACAAACTCGTTTTCCTTTTTAACTTCGATTATCAATTTTCTCTCCTCTAAAAGTGCGGGAGCCGAAGCCCCCGCGATAGTATTAAGTCGTGCTCGTGATTATGTACTCCATGTCCCCGTTAACAGTTCCATCATAACTGAAGCTGTGAAACGAATCCGCCGAGACTTCAATATTGAAGCCCGATGAAATCAAGTCTGCCTCTACGTAATGATTATTTCTGCCGTTAGTCGTTTTGTACACGTAGCCCTGAAACTTAATGCCCTTGCTGCTGATTGCCGTAGTCGTTCCCGAGTCGACAATCTTCATGAACTGATTGATTATCACCTTTTGATTATTGCCGGTAGTGTCAAGCGTAAGCTTTCCACTCGCCGAAACCGTCGCGCTAATCAGCCCCTCTACATACTCTTTGCTGTCGGCTCCGAGATAGGTCACCTCCTGGACGTCCTTGCTCGGCGATATAGACCACGAGTCAACGTAGCCTACAACCGCCGGAGTGCCGGTCGTCTCTGAGAGGAGCAGCCTACCATCGGTGCCCTTTATAGCTTGGCTTGCCATATATACTCCTTATTCTACCCATGTCACTATTACGTCGACTATGCCCTCGTAATAGCCATCCTCGCTTAAATCAAGCATCGCCTCGTTTGCTATCTGTACCCCGGCTATTTCTCTCATCTTCTCGCGTACAGTAGTTCTCAGGTCAATGCAGTCATATTTACTATCCGAAAAAACAGACGCCTGTATTCTCGCCTCGCCACTTGACGATTCCTTCAGCCCCATAGGTGTCGACGGGTCGTCTACTTGGCGAATTGTCAAAAATGGAAACGCTGTGCCGGATGGAACATCCATTACCCTTATCTTATTGAAATTAGCTGCAAAAGTTGCATCACCGCGCAGCTCGGTATATATTGTCTGTTCAACGCTTGCCACGCCGTGCCTCCTTTCGATGCTCGTCGTCTAACATCTTCCTAAAATCTTGTGTAAGTTGCTTTTTGTGAGTATCCACTGCAGGTCTCATATACGGTTGTGCCGCCTGAAACTTAGTCCCATACTCCACGTACGGCGCGTACCCTACATTCGCCCCGACCTCTGCCTCATCATCAGATATAGTCTTTCCCGTTATTGAGCCGCGCAAACGCCCGGTGTCAACAGGTGCCCTTCGCGCCGCCTCGTCCTCAATAACTTTAGCCGCCTTAGCTATCCACTTCTTCTGAACACGCTTTAGCGCGCCGTCATAATCAAAGCTCATTCTACCAACTCCAAATCCACTTGATAGAACCGGTTAAAGTTCATCGGGTTTTGCACAAACTTGACATCGTAGAACTTGCCTCCTGCTTTAACCCTGTTTCGCTCGGTAAGTGTCACCGGGTCGCAATACATCCGGTGAGTGCTGAAGACGGTTTTTTTATCAGCGCTGTATCGCTCACTTCCCGATAGAGGACGTATGAGACAGTCTATAGTCTCGGTGTCGGACCACGAGCCATCACCACCCCACCCGGTAGTCGATGCGGCAAAGGTTTGTATTGTCGCACTGCCGGTGTAGTATTTCTTTATGTTCATTTTGCCCTCAGCTTAGTATACGGCTTGAGAGACTGCATAACGTTCGGCGCGTAATCTGTGTTGCTATAAGTCACCGAGTAATCCCCGAGGCTCTCTGATTGCACCGGCCCGCGCTTGGCCTGGTCTATCTTGTTCCATATCATCTGAGCGGCAACCGGCTTAAGCTGCTTAGGCCACTTGACCTGCGATATCAGCACCACCTCGTCCTCGTCCTCGTCTACGAGCTCGCCGGTAGTAGTGAGCGTTATAGTATTGGCCGTTACGCTATCTATAGCAAACTTACCGTCATTGTACGCAGAGCCGTGCACGATGATGTCAAAGTCGGCTTTGAAGTCCGGCCTATTGTCGCCCGTAAAGTCTGAGGATCCGTCGGTAATAGTATCAGCGCCAGAGGTAGAGTGAGCAAAGACAAAATCACTGCCGGTATTCCACACGTCGCGGAGGAGAAAATCATTATTTGTAATCTCACATATATCCGCTTGTACCATCGGAATATATGAGTCTATCAGACTATCATAGTCTGTAGAGCTAATCTGTAGGTATATCTTAACCTCGTCCTTTGTTACCAACGGCATATATTACCCCTTATTTATGCTGGCGGATCCAATAGTTTACGTCTTGTAGCGCCCCGCTTAATTGGTGCATCTCGGTGAGCTTGCTGTTACCCTCTTCCTTGGCTTTTTCCATCCGCTCTTTAAGGTTATCCCGCCGCATTATCATCGTGTTGTAAATCGCCGGACGGTTTTCATATCCATACAACCTCGCCGCCATTAGAATCTCCGCACCCTCTGCAATCCATATATGCACCCCGAGCGCCTCGGCATATCCAAGCCAATACTCCACACTCGGCCTCTCGTATGCATACTCACTATCGGTTGCCATGTGCACGCCAAATAAAGCAATCTCTTTGTAGCCCTGATCAATGGCATACATTATCATCCAACTAATTGAGTTAGTTACGTACGGTCTGTATTTTTTTAGCAAGCGGTCCTTTGGAAATTCCTCGCTCTTAGGGATCTCCTCATTGACCTGCTGCATCATCACCGGCGCGTCGGCTTTGTTTAAGTTCTGCACACGGTTAATCCAACGGTCCTTAGTATGTAATTCAAAGAGCCGGTCTACTCTCGGCACGCCATCATGTTGCATCACCGTCCCGGTGCCCCACACCTCCCACGACTCATCCTCAAACGGCGCGGCGCTCATCGTCTCTGCGGTCCCGAGTATTATCACCCTATCGGTGCGCCTGTCATCTCCGCCCAACACCTTTAGCTCTTTTCTCTTAGCTTCCCAGTCAACTGTCTCTGCCGTCTGTGCGTCAGAGCCGGTCTTGTCTTTAGCCACCTTTAGTCCTCCAAATAATGGCCCCCGCCGAAGCGGGAGCCGTAGTCATTACATCTCGAACGCCGCAACGCTTGCGACACCGGTACCACCAGAGGTCGTGGCGGTAAGCGTAAAATGTATATACCGCCCTGTAGTAGTCTCCACCATAAGCCGTGTGCCGTCAAACGGCCCGACAAAGGAATAGGTGTTACCCGAAAGGTCTATATCAAGGTCACCCACGCCAGCGCCTGAATAATCGACGTCCGTAGAACTAAATGTAAGTTTAGTCTTGTCACCGGTAGTCTGTACAAACAGCCCGGTCTGTGAAGCGTCACTAACGCTTCGAATGTAAAAGTCATCGGCAGTAGTCCCGGCAGTCAGACCGACCGAGGACCCCGCACCGTATTCCATACTCGCAATAGTAAGATTTTTAGCAGCCATTTTTCATTCCCTCCTTAAGTACTCATGCCACTGGGATTGAGCACAGCAAGACCGAGGTGATCAGGCCGCATAGCCTTCGCCCCAAAGACATACAGTCCCCGCAAGCCATCCATAAAGTAAGACTCTCTGCGGACAGTCTCAATGGTCTCTACCTGCCCAACATAAGCAAGCGCATCCCTGGTTCCAAATGAGATATAAATCTCAGACGAAGAAGCCGACTGAACGTTATTGCTCATAAAAATATCGAAGCCCATAGTCCGCGCAATCTGCCCGGTCGAAAGCGCCCCGGCGTTAGGATTGTCAAAGCCCGCACCCTGCACCACGTTACCGTATACGAGATACTGTGCAATCAGCGGAGAGGCAACTACCCAGCGGCCATCGCGTGGTGCGTTATTCTCATCCAGAGCAGTGTGCATGTAGGAAAGCACTTCCGGCATGTCGGTTCCATAGACAGCGACAGCCGAGCCGACACTCCCGAGGTTAGACGAATCTAACGCCCCTGCCTCGTCATAGAGCTTAGCGATATACTGATCTACAGCATCAACAATAGCGTGCGCAGCCTTAGCACTTGCAGCCGCCATAAGATTAGGCTTAGACTGTATTTTGTCAATGTCAGGCACGTTAACGCTAAACGCCTTCTGTTGGTCAATTTTCAGCTCGCGGACAGTCCCGTCCAAGTCTTGCCACGTAAGACCTGAGCTGTCGGTATAGTCGGAGACCGTGATATCTCCAAGCTCGCTTAATTTTAGTGAATTTCCAGATACAACCTCGCCCTCAAAGTCACGATGTGCGATATTGCCGTATACAAGCTTCTTTGCTATGTCGGCTATAATCGAACTCGACCAGATGACTGGTTTAAAGGATTCAACACCCATATTATCCCCTCTCTATAATCTCTTTAATTTGTTGCGGTGTGTATTGCCTCTGCTCTTCGTCGCTCATTGCAACAAAGTCTTGATAGCTAACCTCACCGCTTCTCTCTGCGCTCTTCGGAGGACGCTTGCCTCCGAACCGATTCTCTATTTCCTGTTCCACCCGTTTTTGCACCTCTTTTTCAAGATGCTCGCCGAAGGCTACAAGATTAGCGCTCACTTCCTCCTCGTTCTGTCCCGGTATCCAATCAAGGAAACTGTGAGACAGACCGGCTTGGTCCATAAGCTTCATCTTCGCGACCTTTAGCTCAGCGTTTTTAATCTCACTCTCTTTTTGCCTTAACGCATCTTCACGCTGCTTTAGCTCGTACTCGGCCTTTTCCTTTTCGCTCATCTTCTCTTTTTTTAGCTCTTCGTTCTCGTTACGTAACGACTCAGCTTCGGTCTTTGCCTGCTGATAAGCCCGGTCACTTCCGGCCTGCGCTTTTTTTAGCTGCTCAAGTTGCCCTTTAAGCGATTCAAGGGAAAGCTCTTCTTTTTCCGTCGATTCGGTCTGTTCAGTCTGCGCCGCTTCGGTCGCCTCCTGTTCTTTTACCTCTTCATCTGCCATCTTAACTCCTCCATCTACGCGCCGCCTGTACGTCACGTCCATGTGTTTTACCTCGTAAGGTATATAGCGAGAGGTGGGATCGAACCACCGCCTGCGGGATATGAGCCCGCCGTCCTGCCTCTGGACTATCTCGCGTCGCTATACCAATTTTTGCCCGTACTTATTCTTATCAATCCCCCGCTTCTTAGCCCACTCACCATACGTATGGTAAGGCTCAAGTCCACCTT